TGGAAGGGCGGGGGTGTGGCTCATCTGGGGACAATCGGCAAACGGCAAGAGCTCCTTTGCAATGCAGCTCGCTCGAGAGCTATGCAAGTACGGCAAGGTCGCCTACAACTCCCTTGAGGAGTCTATCGGGCTCTCCTTTCAGGAAAATATGGAGCGCTGCCAGATGGGAGATGTCGATGGGCGCTTCCTCATCCTTGACCGTGAGAGCATGGAGGACCTCAATATACGCCTGAAGAAGCAGCGCAGCCCCGACTTCATCATCATCGATAGCCTTCAATACACAGGCCTCAACTACAACGACTACAAGCGCCTTAAGGAGGCGCACCCCAAGAAGCTATTCATCTTCATCTCACACGCCGACGGGGACAAGCCCTACGGCTCGACAGCTACCAAGGTGCAGTACGATGCTGATATGAAAATACTCGTGCAGGGCTACCGTGCCATCTGTAAGGGGCGCTTCATCCCCGAGGCGGGTAAGCACTACAGCATCTGGGCGGAGGCAGAGGTGAAGTACTGGGGATTAGAAACAGAAACAAGTAACGAACCAACTAATAATTAAGAAATGATGAACTATCTACTCCTAATCGGATTCACCGTACTCGTCACGCTCGAGATCTTCGAGAGAGTCTCTATCCGTCCTCTTATCAAGATCATTGAGGACTTGAGGGCCTTCGATAATGACCTTCTGGAGCGTCTAGAGCGTGCGCTCACAGACTGCGCTCACGAGCGCATGGCTCATGCCGACGCTGAAGAAGAGCTGGTGACATTGAGAAATGACCTGTCAAAGCTCAAGGCCGAACGTGAGCAGCTTCAAAGCGAACTTCTTGAGCAGCTCGAAAAGCGTACTGAGGAGGTAGAGTAATGGCACGCAATAACTACGCTGCATTCTACGCCCTCTTGAAGAGCATGCCAGGGGCATCAAAGGAAGACCTCGTACTGCAGTGGACGAACGGGCGTACCTCCTCCCTTAAGGAGATGAGCGAGCGTGAGTACACACTGATGATCCGACAGCTCCGCCAGCAGGTGGAGAACCTCGAGGAGAAGAAGAAGGCACGCTCGGCGGTGCTAAAGCAATTCCAACTCTATGGCATCGACACCACCGACTGGGATGCTGTTGACCGCTTTTGTTGCAACGCTCGTATCGCAGGTAAGCCCTTCCGATACCTCACTATCCCCGAGCTGAAGTCACTCCGTGTGAAGATGCTGTCGATACGTAATAAGGCGGAATTGAAGGGCTATGAGCAGCGCAGGGTGGCGTTAGGTGCCGAGATCACCAAAGGACAACTACCTAACTAATGACACATGGGACGAATAGACAAGGCTGCCAAGCGTCATCTTGAGCAGTCCTACCAGCAGGATATCGAGATGTACGAGCAGGAGCGTGAGGAGCTCCTCAATCGAATACGAGCCGACACGGCGACGCCAGCTGAGCGAAGTCGCTATAACGCGCTCGGCTGGAAGATCGAAGCGGTGCGACAGCGCATGGACAAGCGCTACCGCGATGGAGTAGAATCACCCATTAAAATCATGCAATAAGATGGAACAACAAGAAAACAAGATGGTGGAAATCACCGAAGAGCAGCTGGCAGAGTTTCAGCGCCTCAAAGAACAAGAGCAAGCACGCGAAGAAGAGCAGCGTGCCAAGAATGAACGCGAGGACTTCCGCAATCTCTGCGAGGAGACGGTCTCCGAGACATTCGGAGAGCTGAAGGCTGCGAATGAAGCTCTCAAGCGTGCGAAGATGCGTGTCCTCTCAGCCTTCAGCTCGCTTCTGGAGCTTAAAATCTCCCTAATAGGGGGGAAGGAGCAGGGGCAGCACACCTTCCGAAATGAGGAGGCTAATCAGCGCATCACGATCGGTAAGTACAAAAAGGTCTCCTATGACGCAACGGCGGACGCTGGTATCTCCCTCATCGAAGAGTCACTCGCGTCGATGGCTGATGGAGAGAAGTCGCAGAAGCTCGTGCGCATCATCCTCGACCTCCTCTCACGTGACGGTCGCGGTCAGCTTCAGGCAGAGAACGTCATCCAGCTCGATAAGTATGTCGAAATGGTGGCAGACCCACGCTTTGCCCGAGGCGTGACGATCATTAAGGAAGCCTTCTTGGCCGAGTGGACACGTGTCTTCATCCGCGCAGAGGAGAAGGACGAGAAAGGCAAGTGGGTCAACATCCCCCTATCAATGGTCGAAGTATGACGTACACTCTCACACAGCAACTCTCCCACGAAGCATTGTGGGAGAGCTGGGATCCAACCCGCACCGAAGATGAAAACGGATGCCGTTTGCTCGCCTTCACCCCAATGGGTCTGGCTTCGCTCCGAACAATGGGAGAAGAGCGAACGTGGATAATAGAGGTTGGCTGGTCATTTCGGAAGTTCTCCGCATCCAGCGAAGAGAAAGCGATATATATAGCCGTAGAGTCATATCGCCGAACAGAGAAGGCGGTCGTAGAAGCCTATATTGAGGGCCTTAAAGTTAATCTCGAGAAGATTGATGAACACGGCTCCGTATATGCGGGGGGCTATATGATTCGTAAAGGCGTGGAAATTGTGGATTTGCCCCGTGACCGAGAGCCGACCGAAGAGATTAAGACACGAGATGTCTTTATCCTTAGCCTAAGAGGTCGTGAGTTGAAAAAAAATACTGACTACCATGTGTGGGAAGATGAGATCACTGCGGCCTTCCAGTACGAGTTGCTGAAAGCTCTTAACCTAATACAAGAATAGTATGAATAAATGGTATTTGTGCACTGTCGCCTATGAGCGTCAGGGCGACGAGATGGGACTTAGAAAGGTCTCTGAAAGTTATCTGGTGGATGCCCTCACCTTCGCGGAGGCTGAGGAGCGTATCATCAAGGAGGTAACACCCTTCGTTTCGTGCGGGGTGCTCGAAGTGGTGAACATCCGCCCGATGAGATTGGCAGATATGCTGATCAGCAACAACGGTAGCAACTACTACCGCGGGAAAGTCAACTTGATCACGCTGGATGCGAGCTCGGGGCAGGAGCGTAAGACCTCCGTGGCAATGGTGGTCCGAGAGGACTCCTTGCTCTCGGCAGCGACACTGCTGGAGTCTCACCTCAGCGAGAGCCTCTCCTCGTATGAGATCGTCAGCATTGCAGACCTCGGCATCCTCGACGTGTATCAGTATGTCGCACCTAAAGAGACGGACGTATGATCATCGCTGTTGACTTCGACGGCACACTCTGTGAGAGTGCCTACCCAAATATCGGAGATGTGATGCCAGGGGCGAAAAAGAGCCTCGAAGAGCTCCGCGAGAAGGGCCACTACATCATCATCTGGACTTGCAGAACAGGAGAGCTGCTTGTCAATGCGATCAACTGGCTCCTGGAGGAGGGCATCCCATTTGACCGAGTGAATGACCACGAGCCTGAGAACCTCGCGATCTATGGCGATGGAGGCAAAAAGGTCTACGCCAATGTCTACATCGACGACAAGAACCTCGGAGGCTTCCCTGGCTGGTACGAGACGATGCGCCTGCTAAGAGCTCACCCCGACTACTAAGCAGACCTACAACGATTGAGGGGGCGTGTGGCAACAGCTACACGCCCCCTCAAGTATTTGCTGTGAGAGGTATATTGGAGGTATCTTTGTGGTAGATAATCCCCACCACATCAGTAATATGCCCAAGGGTCGAAGTAAAGAGCTCATAGAGCGCCGAAATCGTGACCTCTATAAGGACTACCGTCACCTTATGGATGTGAAGAAGCTGCGCTACTCGGCAATCGTCACTATGCTCTCCGAGAAGTATTACATCTCGGAGTTCACGGTGCTTGATGTGCTGCGCTCATGCATCCGAGAGGAGGATGAGCCTAAGGAGTGTAAGAAGGAGTTTACAGGCTTTAGGGTCTCTCGATGGAAGTCTCGATCGCAATCCTCACAGGAGAGCTTGGGGGAGTTGTTTGTCGAGTGATAACCTCCGACACCCGACACGTGTAGGTCTCCTGGTAGACCTTAATGCCATGATCAAACGTGTAGAACTTGCTTTCTATTCGGACTAGCCCTGACCCTGCACTTCCCGACGGATGAAACCCCTGGAGGAGTTGATGCATACGTGCGCGCATCTCCTCGCGCTGTTGGATGAACATCTCTGTGCCACTACCGACGTGGGTGTCCTCATAGCAATCGATAAGTAAGCGCGCCTTGATGCGTGCTTCTCCGAACTGGCTCCCCCCTTGTATTTCACTCCAGTCGACCTGCTCTAGGTCAACAAGTACTGCGGGGTATGTGAGCTCATACATGAGCTTACCATCGTCGTCTACAACCTCCAGCTGTCCATAGTCTTCGTCTACGACCATTAGCTCAGGCATACCGTTAGAGATATGCTGTATGATGGGCAGAATTAAATACTCCATAGTTATTCCTTGAGTGCGTTATCGCTAACCTTGTTAATACTCTTGATGATCTCTTCATTGATACGCTCGCGTAGCTCCTTACTCTCGCCGATGAATTGACGCTTGGGCATGCGCACCTTGATCATCAGCTTGTCACGTGCGCCTAGCGCTATGCGCTTCCACTTCTCAGCTGCCTCTCCCCCCTTGTCTCCTCCTGCGTGGTAGTACTGCGCCCAAAACCACTTGCGCATTTTGGGCGTGACAGTGGGGTTAGAGATAAGCATACCACCCTCATTGTGGATGCGGGCATAAGGGACGGGGTTGTAAACCAGTACAGACGCTCTACTCGGCACAGCTTCAATGCTACTCATTAAGTGGTTGCGTGCAGAGGTGAGCGTACGGTACTGAGCTGAGGTG